CCTCCCCTGCCTGAAATGAAACTATTTACTCTACCCATAGCCCATGCTGCCATTGGTACGTTACGCGATCCAGATGATAGGTATGCTCCTTGTCCTCTGCGATACACCTGAGACAGTTGGCCGTAGGTGAAACGGCTCTTATCTGCTTTTTTTCGTAGTGTTTCTTTTGTTTTTTCGCTTAGTGGCTTTCTTCTTGTCGTCATTTTGGGCTGTTCGTGATTTGTTGATGGCTTTTATGTCAATATATTGTCCTTTTTTGTACTTTTCGGCTGTTTCTTTGATCTCTTTCGCTTTTGCAGACTTATTTTTTGCACCTGCAAGGTATTTGCTCGGTACATTTGTCTTTTTATCCCGTCTCACCCGTCTAAAGCGTCTCATTTTTTCTTAGTTTTCTTCTTCTTTTTCTTCTTTTTTGTTGTGGATTTCATTGATCCACCATAACCATAGCCCATAATAAAAAAGAACTCTTAGTATATTCTAAACGAAGTTTGGCCCAGTGTCTCTGGTTTCGCTAAGTTAAATTGTTGCAGACATAAATATCCAAAAGCATCAAAAGCATGGTCCACTCCCAGATTCTTATTGGGTAAACCTGTATTTGGTGCATAAGTTAAAGTCCTTAACGCTTTTATCAATTCTTTACAACGAGGATGGATAAGCGTTCTTCTATCGCCATTAGCGTCAAACAGAGCAGTATTAACAGCAGTGATCTTATCTCTGATTTTCCAAGGGCTTTTCGGACTCATAACTGTAAATCCATTCCTTCTTAAAATTGTGTGGTCCGTAACACCTACACCACTGGTTTTTCTCGCACTACCCGTAGGGTCTGGACATGCAATGATTCTTCTCTCTACCCCATACCTTCTAACAACTTCCTCCGCAAAATCCCAGGTAGTAGCTCCACCAGTAAGCATGATCTCATCAAATACATACAGGTAGTTCTGGTGTTTTACCGCACATATCCCCATCATCGGATCTACGTTAAAATCCAGCCCCAAAATTAAAGGTAACATCTGTAAATCTTCAGCTTCATTACTAATATTTTCATCATCAAAACTGACAGCCACCAAACCTGTAAGATTTTCAAAACTTGCTTCAAATTCTTGTTTAAATGTTCTGCTATCCAGTTGGGATTTTGCTGCTTCCACCTCCTCGGCTGGTACGTTTCCTCCTTCAATAGTTGTAAAACTCCACCTCTTCCAATCTCCGCTTTCATCTTCTGGAACGTAGCACCATAAATCATAGAACCATGAGGCCGTTCCATCAGGAGTAGAAATGAAGAGTGCCCATCCCTGTTTGTCTGCGAGGGCTGGTCGGATTACCTGAAACCATACATCAGAATCCATAAAGGCTGCTTCGTCTAAAACAACACCAGCTAAACTACGACCTCTTAATGTGGTTGCGTTTTCTGTTCCCTTCAATTCAATCAGCGAACCATTGATTAGTTCGATTTTGAGGTCGGTTTCGTTTTTGGATGCAACCCATTCACGGGGTACAAGTTTTTTAAGTTCTTTCCAGGCGATGTCTTTTGCCATGCGGTAGGTTGGGGCACAGTAAAAATATGTTTCACCTGGACGCTTTATCGCTGCGTTTACTAGTTCAATACATGACAAATAAGATTTTCCGAATCTTCTACCAGCCACCAGTACCCTAAATCTGCTGTTATTGCTGAACACCTCCCCCTGTGCCCAACGTAATGTCAATTTTTCCTTTGCTTTTACACTCATGTAATACAAAATAACCCTAATCTTAATTTATTTCGTGGTTTTTATCGACTGATTTGCTATTTTAGAGTTATTATTCAATTATTAACACAAGTTTCAGTCCGTGACAGAAGCAATCCTAAACAATTTTGACGATTCGTTCGTTCCAAAAGTTAGAAAAAGAAATCCAGGTAGATCGCCTGCTCTGGTTGTAGAACAAAGGAGACAAAGATTATATAAAAGACAGTTGGATGGACTGCCAACAAGACATTTGGTGCTGGAACATTCTTCAAGAGAAGGTGTTTGTGTTAAAACTGCTTGGAATGATTGGAAGGAGGTAAATAAGTGGAACGAAGAAGATTGGCAGAAAGATAGAGAAAATATGATCTCAAGGCTACAGGCCATGAGAGTTAGACTTTTTGATAAGGCAGTACGAAAAGGTCAGTACCAGACTGCTGCTCAAATATTGGATTCATTGGGTAAAGTAGTAGGGGAGAGCGTTGAAACTGTAAATATTAATGCTCCAGAACTAGCTATACGAATAGAAAATCAAAAAGATAGTTGACACTATTGTAGTATTGTACTATAATTAATAATGTAGAGGGAAATAATTTCTAGCTTTATCAGTAGGTTCAGGGTTCTGACACACATTTGACACAGTTTTGCTACACTCCCCCAGGCAGTATAATTACCTGAGTATAAATACCTAGACAGTAGCAGGCAGGGAAAAAGCCAGGCCAGGCAGTGACGAACCAGAAAACAACATATTTTTTTTTATTCAAAAAATTTTCTTACACTAAAATCACAAAATCGAAAATAAATAATTCTTTTAAAATCATCCGCACCAATTACAAATTCAAAATCAACTTTTACAGCAAGATGCAAGAAAGAGAATAAAATCAAAATAAAATTAATTACATAATAAATAATTTATGACATAAAAAAAACCCTATCAATAAGATAGAGTTAATTTAATTTTTTAATTTGTTTTTTATTCTGATATTGTTTTTAAAAAATAACCAGTAATAAAAATTTCTAAAGTTAGAATTAGTAAGAACATAATTAATAACCTAACCAGTTAAGAAAATTAATTGTAAGATAATCAAAATCATTTGTGTCTTCTTCATATTCTTCTGGTGTTGTTCCTTGTTCTTCGCATAGTTGTTCTACTACTGAATAATCCAAAGTACCTCTATCATCAGAATAATTAAGAATACCACAAATAAAATTATCGCCTTCTGTTATTTGTCTCTCATAATATTTTTCTGTTACTAATTCACCAATACCAAAAAAATCTAATTTTGTGATTGAGATAGTAGGAATAAAGAAAGAAATAAATTTTTTTATCATCTTAATTATTCTCCATGTATTCAGAAAGAATAAAATTAATTTGTTCAGTTCTCTGCTCAAGTCTTTCTGCTATTGTGTTTGAGATTGTGATAGCTTGCCAGGTTAAGACAAAGAAAGAAAATAAAATAATTGATAGTTTCATTTTGTTTTGGTAAGAAGTTGAAATAATTATCTTCTTAATTACATTATAATCTATTTACTACTATGTAACAGTAGTAAATTAATCATCTTAACATTTGTTTAATATTTACTTTATTTCCTTTCCTTGTTTATCAAATTTTTTATTAATATTAGGTACTATCAATACACCATTATCTTTTAGCATTTTTAATTGATTAATAAACCAATTATTATTAGTCTTATGTTGATATGGTGTTAGATGTTTATAATATATTTCGCTAAATTTCATTTACTACCTTTTATTTTTAATAATTCTTTTTTAACTGGTGTAATATCAATAATATTATTATCTAATAAATTATCTAAAAAATCTTGTTCAACTTTTATAGCATCTTTTAAATTATCTTTTAAATAATTTTTAATATGTTTTGTTGTAGTCGGTCCATATTTAAAAGAGGTATAATAATATTTATCTTTTAATTTTGCACTTACTATAGTTTTATAAGAATAAAATAATTCTTTATCATTAGTTAATTTAACTAATGTTTGATTTTTTGCTAAATTTTCTAATTTCATTTTATTTAACCTCACAATATGATTTATGAAGATAAAAAGATCTATCTAAATTTAATTTATTAAAATCTTTTTCTATTTCATCATTTAATAAATCAATGCCTTTATAACTATTATTATTTTTAAACCAGGTTACACTTTTTAAAAGTTCTTTTTTAAATTCTTCTTTATCATCACATTTTTTAATGATAATGTCACCTTCAACATAAGAAACAAATTCAAAACTTTTAAAATTAACCCAATTACCATAATAGTGTGCATCTTCACTTGTATCTAATTGTGCAAAACCTTTTTTTGGATTACAGTATTTAAAATCAAATACATATCTATCACAATTAGCAAAACTTTTCTGAGTTTTCATTTTATTTAGTAAGAAGTTGAATAAAAAAAAAATCTTCTTATGTTTACTATTGTAGTACATAAGAAGATATAAAGCAATTAATTAATATAAAATTAATATCTTTTTTGAATTGGCATCAATAAATATTGAAATTCAGCATTAAAACCATCTAAATCTTCAAAAGGGTTCTTAACATCCCAGGATGTAGAAAGCATAAAAGGATTAATATTATTATTACCTTTAAAAGTAATACACTTTTCTTTATTAAACTTTTCTACAACTTGAGAAAATTCTTTTAAGTACTTAGCGTTATAATGAAAACCTTTTATAGATAATTCTTGCCAATTATTCTTAAAAGTATCAGGAACAATTTGATCTATAGAGGGAAAAGTTCCCTCGAATTTTCTAAACGCTACACTATGTAAAAAAATTTCATCATTCATAAAACTAATTAAATCTTCACTAACAATTATTTTTGTAGCGTTTTTAACTTTTGTTTTAAATACCGTACCAGGAATAATAATATTTTTATTTCCTTTAAATCCTATTGAGTTATTAGGAAAAGTAAAAATAAAAGCCCTATGACCATCTGTTGATTCTATAGAGATATTTTTCTCAGTTACTCTTATATGAATACCTTGTAAAAGATACCTTGAAACATCTTTTGAAACAAAGTTTGAAGCTATTTCAAAAGGTACATAAGGAAAAATTCCAATTAAAGAACTTTCATCAATATTTATTTTTCCTTTTAAACTTTCAAGTTCGGAACTTGTAAACATAGCATAAGGAGATGATACTTCTTTTGTTGTTGTAATAGACATTTTTTTTGATAAGTAGTTGAAACAATTTTCTACTTATAAGATAATGTAACACAATAACAAAAATAAGTAAACAACTAAAATCATTTATATTGAATATAAAATATTTATAACT